CTATTGATCCAGATAGTTCAGAACATGATGATTTAATTGAATGTTATGAAATGTATGAAAAAGAAAAGATTTCATATGTGAATGTATTTTATAGAGTCCCTCCTAATGAAGAGCAAATGGCTAAAGCAAAGAAACAAGTAGCTATTGAGATGCAAGCTTTGCAAGAGGAGTTGAGTGTTCAATTATTAGAACAACAACAACAAATGGAGCAGGCTGTACAAGAAGGTAAAATGTTACCTGAAAGATTTGAGCTAGAAATGAAAAAAGCTCAAGAGATGATGGAAAATCAATTAAAAAGTGCTGAAATGGAAATGACTAGTAGAATTGTAGAACAAAATTCTATTGTTACTAATCAAATAGTAACTAAAAAAGAATTTGAAATTATGCAAGCAGATGAAGAGTTTCAAAAATATATTGTTGAAGCTGTAAGTTTTTATCAGTCAAAAATAAAGTATACTAAAGTTATAGGAGATAAAACTTTATTTTCAACATATATGCCATCTAATATAACAGAATATCCTATAGTTCCATTTCACTTTAAATGGACGGGTACTCCATTTCCTATTAGCGCAGTTTCTCCTTTAATTGGTAAACAAAGAGAGTTAAACAAAGCACATCAAATTATGGTACATAATGCATCGTTAGGAAGTAGTTTAAGATATTTATATGAAGAAGGTGGAATAGATACTGATTATTGGGAAAAATATTCTAGTTCACCTGGAGCATTATTGCCTATACGTCCTGGAGCTGCTACACCTACTCCAATACAACCAATGCCTTTATCCAATGCTTTCTTTAGTATTGTTCAAGAAGGTAAAGGAGACATGGAGTATTTAGCTGGTATATATTCATCTATGATGGGTGATACGGGAAAACAATCTGATACTTACAGAGGCATGTTAGCTATGGATGAATATGGAACTAGACGTGTTAAGCAGTGGTTAAGAAATTCTATTGAACCTGGTTTAAAGCAATTGGGATTAATTATTATGCAATATTCTCAATCTTTATATACAGCAGAGAAAGTATTTAGAGTAGTTCAACCCAATAATATAAAAGAAGATAGGGAGCAACAAATTAATATACCAATTTATAATGACTATGGGGATGTTATAGGTAAATATAATGATTATGCAACAGCCAAGTTTGATATAAGAATTATATCTGGATCTACATTACCTGTTAATAGATGGGCTTATTTAGAAGAATTAAAACAATTATTAAATCTTGGTGTAGTTGATGATATAGCTGTTTTAGCAGAAACAGATATTAGGAATAAAGAAAGAATTGTTGAACGTAAATCTTTATATTCTCAATTACAAGGACAGATTTCCAATCAAGATGAAGAGATTAAAGATCTTACAGGTACTGTTGAAACACTAGAAAGACAACTAGTACAAGCAGGCATTAAAGGTAAAGTAATGCAGGCTGAAATGGAAATTACTAAAAAGAAAGAACAAGAAAAAGCTGCAGTTGTGGTTGAAGCAAATAAAGTTAAAGATGGAGTTAAGAATCAACAACAGTCATTAAAAAATGCTGTTGCTAATGAAGAAGCTAAACTTCAGTCTGGTATACAAAATATAGTTAACCAAGCTCAACAAGCAGCTACTAAAACAAAAGATCGAGCAGATGCAGAGGCTAAAAATACTGTAGCTAATGCTATGCTTGAATCAAAATTAATAAAAAACAATGTTGGGAATAATGAGTAATATGTATTATATTTCTAACAAAAAAATCTTTTAAAAATAGGAGAACGAATGAAAACAGAAGAAAGTAACTCAGAAAAGCATTATACTTCTGACTCTTCAGCTGATTTTTTTACAGCCATGGAAAGTGATGTAAATTCTATGGTATCAGAAGAAAACCAAACTCAACCAAATCTAGAGACAACCCCTCAGAAAAAAGCTAATAACAAAGTTAATGAAGGCTCTCAGCGAATAGATTGGAAAAAAAGGTACCAAGATTCGAGCAGAGAGGCCAAGAAAATGTATGGCCAAATGCAAGGACTGGCACCTTACGCCAATATCATCGAAGCGATGAAGAAAGATGGCGGACTTGTGGACCATGTTAGAGGATATCTTGAAGGAGGTGGGGGTAATAGTTCAATACAAAGTAAATTAGGACTTTCAGAAGAATATGAATTTGATGCCAATGAACTTGGTGATCCAAATTCAGATTCATCTAAAGTTTTAAATGCTCATGTTGATCAATTAGTTCAATCTAGATTGCAACAGCATTCTAAAGTACAAGACGATAAGTTGAATAAACAGAAATTTGTACAGGCAAGACTTGTTGAAGAAAAGCATTTTAGAACAAACCATCCTAATATGACTGATGATGAGTACAAAAGTATGCTTGAAGAAGCAAACACACGTAGATTATCATTAGAAGATATCCATTATATCATTAATAGAGATTCAGCCAATAACAAGGTAGCGATGAATGTTAAGAAAGATATGGTAGAGCAAATGAAAAATGCTCGGAACATTCCAGCAAGTACAAGCGGATTAAATTCTGCTCCTCATAATGTAAGTCATAACGATTCTGTTTTTGATGCATTAAAAGGAGTGGATGAGGAACTTGATAACTTGTTTGGCGATATATAAATGGCCAGACTTAAACAGAAAGGAAAGTCAAAATGGCTTTAAACGATTTTGTAGAGTTATCGGAATTAGGAGCGGGAACGGCTACCGATAGTGGTGGTATAATGAGTCAAGGCCCTGGAACGGCTGCGGCAAACCCTAATACAGGAGATCTGAGACGGAAGTTTAACTTCGGTGACAGAGTGTCTGAACTAGCGATCCCTCAAGATCCTTTTTTCCGATTTATCTCAAAAGTAAGCAAAAAACCAACTGATGATCCCACTTTCAAATTTACTGAAAAAAGAGGATCATATCATAAGCGGTATGCTTATGTATCGGCTCATCAGGACAACGGTGGCGTAATTGCTACTGGTAGTTCTGCTGGTGATGCTGATTTAGTAGCATCTAATGATGGCGGAGCACCTGGAGCAATGGCTGTAGGTGATGATATCATTATTTGGATGGCAACTGATTATGAAGCAGAGGGTAATATCCAAAATGTATACGGTCAATCAAATGGTGCTATTGCAGTAGGTGCAAGTGGAACTAGACCTAACTTCTTTTTACCTAATCAACTAGTTAAAATACCTATGTCTACTACAGACGGTGGTGGCGCAGCTGTTGATTATTTAATAGTAAAAGTTGTTAGCGCAGATGATGATGACCAAGATAGTAGAGAATCTGTAAAACTAACTTGTAAGTTAGTTAGAGATTGTGTAAATACATCTGCAGTATATCTTGCAGGATGGGATGGTAGTGATGAGGTTGATACTCAAGTTTATGATGAAGTAATTCATTCTTCACTTGAAGGATCAAGATCTTATGTAGTAGGTACTGCACATGAAGAAGGATCTGGTTATCCTGAAACATGGAAAGATCAGCCTTATAGTACACAATATGGATATACTCAAATATGGAAAACATCCATGGCTATGACAAATACTGCAAGAGCAACAGCTCTTAAGTATGAGGCAAATGAATGGGCTAGAGTTTGGAAGGAGAAGTTAATTGAACATAAATGGGATATTGAAACTTCTTTATTATTCGGTGCTCAACAAACTACAACAACACAAACAACACAAGGTGCTATAGATTATATTGCTAATTTTGGTAATGTATTTAGTTTAGATATTGCAACTAAGACATCAGATGATTTCTTAGATGATATGTCTAATTATTTAGATCCAAGATATAATCAAGGTAGTGCTAGTGTATTTTTCTGTAATACAGCAGTGTATAACTGGTTACATAAATTAGGTGGTTATTTCAAGAACAATCTTGAAGTTTCTTCTAATTTCAGATCAGATCTTGCAATGACTGGTAAGAAAAAAGTGTTTGGTGTTGATATATCAACCTTCTCAACTCCATATGGTGACATGAACGTGGCTAGAAATATCCACCTTGATGGAACTAATGTGAAATTGTTAGGTGTTGATATGAAACATTGTGCGTATCGTCCACTTGTGGGCAACGGTGTTAACAGAGATACTTCAGTTTACGTGGGTGTACAAACCCTTGAAAACTCAGGTGTCGACCGTCGAGTTGACTTAATCTTAACAGAAGCTGGGATGGAATGGTCAATGCCTGAATCTCACGCTCTCTGGACTTAAGGAGGTTAATTATGGCGAATCCTTTATATGGACAAAATAAAGCTGACGGTAATCTTGATAGTGTAACGGATAATTATTTAGATTATTTAGCTGGAAATCAAGCTAATCTAGCAACTGGTGCAACTGTTACTGATGCAGAAGCAGATGCTGACGCTGCTGGTTCTAGTGCAGCTACTATAGCTGCAACAACACTTGTGCCTAATGCACTTAATTTTTTAGAGCATGATGGTGGAGCTGCTGGTTCAGTTTATCTTCCTCAAGCTGTGAAAAATACTCACATCTGTATGGAGATAACTGGTGATATAGACCAAACTGGTGCTTTAACTATCTTTACTAGAGGTGCTGTTAATGCTGGTACTGCTGTAGTGTTTGCTAAAGGTGTAGTTGGTGTTCCTAATGGAGCGACTGGTACATCTATTGAAACGCTAGGTACTGCCGCTGCGCCAACATCAATTAAGTTGATTTGGACTGCAGCTGCTGCTGATACCAATCAGTGGGGACCTGGGACTACAATTCATTTTTATGCTGCTAAAGCAGATGAGTGGTTAGTAACAGTTTATCCTATATCTGAAGGTTCTGGAGCTACTGGTGCATTAACAACTTCTGCAAGTTAGGAGGCAGATAATGGCTAAGTTAGGTTCAAGAGCTGGATGGAGTGGTAATTACTGTCATGATTTGACAGCAGCTACCTCTTTGACTCCAGGTGATAGTGGGAAAGTGTTTTTTTTAAATTCTAGTTCAGAGTTTACAACAACACTTCCATCGGTTGCAGACGCAGGTGCGGGATTTCATTGTAAATTTATAGTGAAAGCCGCTCCTAGTGGTGCAGCTTATGTTGTGACAGAAAAAACTTCTGCTGATACTAATGTTATTATAACAAATGGCATTAATGAGTTAGAAGTTGATACTAATGATGATGGACCTTACAATGCAGGTCATACAACAATTACTTTTGCTGATGGCGTTGCTGTCGCAGGTGATTGGATAGAACTGCTATGTGATGGTACTAATTGGTATGCAACTGGTCAAACAAAAGCAGATGGTGGCATAACACTAGCATAAATAAAATAAGTAGTTTCGCCCCCCGCTGGGATTCTTCTCTCCCCCTGGGGGGTGAAACGAAAAAGGAGTAAATTTGAATGTAAGAGATAGAATAAGTTTGTTAGTTGAACATGAATCTACTGATGATGAAATGTTACAATGGTTATCTGATGGAATAGGAGAAATATCACATAGATTAGTGCAAATTGATCCTAGAACTTCTGATAATTTTCAGTTTACAGATATGTCTGATAATTCTAAAGGTTTAACATTATATGGTGAAGTTACATCTATAGTTAGAGAAAATGGAACTAAGGGAGAATTTGAAGTGGCTACAAGAATCCCTTCTGCTGACAGATTTTTAGCAACAGATCAGACTAGTTTAAAATATAGATCTAAATATAATCCTGCATATTATATA